GCTCTATATCAAGAATATAACATCAAAGGGGATCTTTCAGAGCAGACTTACGAGAGTTTAGCTAGCAAAGGTTTCAGTAAACAAGCAGTAGATACTTATATTAATGGTGTTAAAGCCAATATTGATAATGTAAACAGGACAATTTTTGAATCTTTTGGAGGTAGTCAAGAGAACTTCCAGGAAGCTGCTAATTGGGCTTCCGAGAATCTTTCTGAAAGAGAGATTAAAAGCTTAAATAAAATGCTAACCTCTCAAGATTTATCAGAAGTACGCATTGCCTCAGAAGCTTTACAAGCCAAGTATTCAAAGGCTAATCTCAATAATAACAATAATAAACCAAATAAATTAGTACAAAGCACTAGAACAGCTTCTGGTTCATCAAATGAAACGTTTAAGTCACGCTGGGAAGCACAACAGGCAATGCGTGATCCACGTTATGGGAAGGATTCGCGTTATACTGATGCAGTAGCCTTGAAACTTGCCAGAAGTAAGTTTAATGATTAACCCTTTGTAACAGGTCTACACGATCTACCTGTCAAGGGGTTTTCTTTTTCCTTTTACACAACCTGAGCCTTCTTTTTAGTACATTCCGAGGAGTGATATTTTAAAGAAATACCTTAAATGATGTGGGGGAAAAAAGTAAAAAGATTAATAAGGGATCGGAATTTTAAAAAACATGGAGGTAAAAGAATAATTTATGTCTACTTATAACTTAACTCGTACTGGTCGTAATAATGCTGGTACTAACGTTAAAGAAAACTTCTACCAGGTGATGGCAGAAGAGATTAAAATGACCTTTGAAGAAAACAACACCATGATGAGTAAACACACAGTACAAACAATTCCTAATGGTACTGGTGCAGATTTTGACTTTATGGGAACAGCTAAGGTTCAATATCACACTCCAGGAATTGAAATTAATGGAGAACAGATCTTATCGGCACGGAGAAAGATCTTTGTGGATGATCTGTTATTAGCTAGTGTTTCTATTGCAAAGATTGATGAAGCGATGCAGAACTATTCCAAACGTCAGGGATATGCCAAAGAGATGGCAAATGCTTTAGCTAAAAGAGCTGATATTCATATTATTAATAATCTTGCCAAAGCTGCCCGCTCTGCTGCTACAGTAACAGGTGGTTTTGGTGGAACATTAATTGAAAGTGATAAATTTAAAATTGATGCTGCTGCTGGAGCTGCTGATGTCAAGGATCAGTCTGAAGAGTTTTATACAGCATTAAACGAAGCGAAAAAGATTTTCCTTGAAAAGAATGTTCCATCTGGTTCGTGGTATGTGTTAGTTCGTCCACAGCTCTACATGTCTTTAGCACAGAATAAAGACTTACACAATGAACTCTGGGGTGGCAATGGGACAATCACCGAAGGTAATATCATTAAACTGGCAGGCTTCCAGATCTTCACTACTAATCATTTAGGGTTACTTGATCAGACGAAAGTTCAGTATAAGCCAAGTGGAGTCTCTACAGATCCATTAATTGCTAACCCTGAATACTTTGTAGGAAGTAACCATTTAGTAGATCTCTCAAAGACGATTGCTCTTGCATGGACACCAGAAACAGTTGGAACGGTGAAACTCCTTGATGTAGAGTTGGAATCTGATTACGAAGTACGCTATAAATCAACTTTAGTTACTGCTACATATGCGATGGGACATGGGGTGTTACGTCCTGAATGTGCGCTTGAATTCAAACTGAAGACTTTAAATAATACTCCGGCTACTTATGCCTAATAAACTTACTGGGGGGAGGAATTTTTTCTTCCCCCCTCTCTCTCTCTCTTATTAAAAATGGAGGTGTTAAATGACCTTATTAACTGAACTAGATGCCGTAAATCAGATGCTACGTGTGATCGGGGAACAACCAACGAATACCCTTGAAGAAGTTGGATTCTCACAAGTGGAACTTGCAAGGCAGACCTTAAATGACACCTCAAGAATTGTCCAGTCTCAAGGCTGGTGGTTCAATACTGAGAATAAATATAAACTAATGCGAGACCAGAATAATAAAATACCTATTCCAGCAGGTGTTCTTCAATTGGATGCTTCTGATGATACCAAAAACTATACACCTAGAGGGGTTTATCTCTATGATCTGTCAGAACATACAGATACATTTAAGGATAACGTTGAGGTCGATCTGGTTGCTTTTTTACCTTTTGAAGAACTTCCACAAACAGCAAGAACTTATATTACCCTTAAAGCTGCGCGAACATTTCAAATGATTGTTCTAGGATCAGAATTAATCCATCAAACCTTAGCAGGTGATGAAATGGCTGCTTATTTAATGTTACGCTCTGAGGATACCAAGTTTAAAGACTGTAATATTCTGCAAAATAACTCATATATTCAACGATTAAAAAGGAGATAATCACGATGCTGGTAAAACAGAGTATTCCAGGGTTATATGGTGGAGTGTCAACACAAAATGCTGCTTTAAGGTCTTCCACTCAATGTGACATTCAAGAGAACTTTACAGCAGACCTGATTGATGGATTACAGTTAAGAGCAGGAAGTATCTTGTTGAAAAAGATCATCATGGAAGAGCAGATCCCTGTTAATTCAAGGATGGAGATTGTCAAGCGGGATGAAACAGAGAAGTATCTTTACATTTTTACTGGTTTACAGACCAATCCCTTGCTGATCTATGATTTAAATACTTTAGAGAAATATAATGTTAATTTTGTAGATACTGCCTTAACTTACCTTACAACCGATAATCCAACAAGAGATATTAAAATGCTGTCTCTAGCAGATACTTCAATTGTTCTCAATAAAACTAAAACTGTAAAAATGCAAGAAATTTTAACACAAAAGAAGACAGGGTGCTGCTATTTCGTTATTACAGCAGGCTACGATTTAACAACTTACACAATTAGTATAAGTGGTCTCGGTAAGGCAACCTTTTTTACAGGTAGTTCAGATCCTAAAGCGTGGAGGCTTCCTTATATAGCGAAGCAGTTTACGATAAGTTTTCAGAATGCAACAGCTAATAGTTCAGCATTTAAGGTGTTCTCTTTTCCTGATAAGAATTACTTTGCAGTTTGGAGTGAAGCAGAGTTTGACCTGCTCCAAGTCTCAGAGGATAAAACAGGTTATGGAATTCAAGCTTATAATAATAGAGTGAAATCTATTGCTAATTTACCAGTTGAAGGTGTTCCAGATCGGTATTCAATTATGGAGATAGGAGATACTTCTGCTGATTTCTATGTAACATACGATGGAAGTAGATGGGCAGAGACAACTGCCCCTGACTTGGAATTTATTTTAGATGGTGCAACATTACCTTTCTTTATAAAACCAGCAAGACATGGTAGTTTTAGTGTGGCAGAGATTGGCTATGATCTGAGATTGGTTGGAGACGATAGAACAAACCCTCTTCCTAGTTTTGTAGGAAAGACAATCGAGGATATTTTCTTTCATAAAAACAGATTAGGGTTTCTTTCGGGGCAGAATGTGATTCTCTCCAGAGCTGGAGATTATTTTAATTTCTTTTCATCGTCTGCTACTGATGTCTTAGATAATGATCCAATTGATTATGCCGTCTTATCAACTAAAGTTGTTAAACTAGAGGAAGCAGTCTCAACTTCGGCAGGTTTGTTCATTAAAGGTGGCTTTAAGCAGTTTGTTTTGCATTCAGGAGAACAGGCATTATCACCAAAAACAGCAGTTATCGAGGAGGTTACTGATTACCTATTAAACGATTGTAATGTAATTCAAAATGAATCATCTCTTTATCTGACAGGGATTCAAGGTAATGTCTGGGAGTATGGAATCTCAGGGGATTCACTTAATGCTGGAGGAGTAGAGATTACTTCGCACATTGGAGGGTATTTGCCTAAGAGTTTGCTTAAAGGAGTAGCTTCTGGGGATAAGATTCTGTTTTTAGATTCAGCAGATAGACGTGTTATTTACTTAAACCAGTTTGCTTATAATGGCGAAAAAGTACAAAATTCTTGGTCGAAATGGATATTTGACCTTGAGATTGTTGATTTAGGGGTTTTGGATAATATTCTTTATCTACTCCAAGTAACACCTTTAAATGAAACTCTGCTTTTTACGGTGGATTTAAATAAAACTAAAGAGACAGAGCTTAATTATGCAATTCATTTAGATAATCAAATGTATTTAGTGGATGGAGTTTATGATCCAGTTAAAGATCTCACTAAATACGAACTGCCAATTCTGTTTGAGAAGTTGGATAATTATCTAGTAGTAGATATAGCCAAGATGAATACTTTGGATTTTAAAGCTACAAGCAATAAAGATATTCTTTGCCAAGGTAATACGGTAGGTAAATCCTTGGTACTGGGCAGGATTTTTAAAGGTCATTACAGGTTTTCTAAGGTTTACGTCAAAGACGAGAAGACTGGGGTGGGGGATATTGAAGCAAAACTGCAACTAAAAAGACTGCTGTTAGCCTATAAAGATACTTACAGCTTTAAAGTAGTGGTGACACCTACCAACCGACCAAGTAACACACAGTTACATACGAATCGGATCTTTGGTCTTTCTCCACCAGATAAAACAACTCTGACAAGTGGCGAGAAAGCTTTTCTGATCTTTGGTGACAAGGAGACCACGATTGATCTAATTGTTGAAGGGTTTACCCCTGGCAAATTTATTAGTGCGACCATTGAAGGTTTATATGTTTCCAAGGCTAGGTCTTTATGATCTAGTCTTTTATTTTTGAAGAAAGAAGGTAAAGCTTAATGAGTAAAAAAGTAAAAGTCAGATTGTTTAATAAAGATGAGGATTTAGAAGAAGTTATCAATTTAAAACTGAGAGCTTCCGATCTGGAAGAACTAAGTTATACCCATACATATAAGACCCCGAAGGAGGTACTTCAAGAAAGTATCAGGACTTCCCCTAAAGTATATATTATTTATACAGCTAAAGGGATTATTGGCGTGTTTGGGGTGAGTGGATATGAAACAAATAGAAGAGGAGCGATTTGGTTACTTGCCACAGCAGAATTAAAAGACGAGCATAAATTCTCTTTTATAAAGAAGTCCAAGGTCTACTTGGAGATGCTGACAGAATCTTTTGAGATGGTAGGTAATTGGATTCCTGCTGATGATCTTTTAAAAATTAAATGGCTGTTTTGGTTAGGGTTTCGGATAGATGATCTTCTGGATTTTATCGATAGAAACGGTAAGAGAAGAACCTTTTACTGGTTCTCTAAATATAACAAGTATAAATGTTAAAGTTGAGGGAGGTGACAGATCATAGATCCAATTACTTTAGGCTTAATGGCTGCTGGGGCAGTTAGTAGTATTTTAAACATTCAAAAAAATAATGAGAATGCAGATAAGGCGAAAAAGGCTGCTTATGATGCCTATAATCGTTCCCTCAATCAATATCAGAATGTAGCTAATCAAGTGACCAGCCGAGGCACACTTGAGGACATGGAACGCTCTCGACAAGGCTTAAAGGAAAGGGCGATGATTGCCACCTCTGGCGGTGAGTACGGAGTAACCGGAAATACTTTGGCAAGGATGATGAATGTAGCTTCAGTTCAGGAGAGCATTGATAAAGGGATTATTGCTACTAATACTGAGAATGCTTTAGGTCAGGTTAGAAATGAGGCTGCTTCTGAATGGTATCGTACTGATGCTGCAATGCAAGATGCTGAGAATTCTAAGATTGGCTTCCTTGATGGTCTCTTAATGACGATTGGGGGAGCTAGTAAAGGTTATCAATCAGGACAAGGATTAAGCGGAGCATTAGGAAGTGGTGGAAGTAACCTTGCAGGATTATTATCTAATGGAAGTTCAATCGTTCCGGCGGGGGTAACTCCAATGATTCCGTTAACTAAACGTACAAGGCAACCGATTGAGAAAGTATTATTTTAATGAGAGAGGTAATGTATGGCTAATGAAATGAGAAAACGTAATCGACAGATTATTGATGAACGAGATACTTACGATTATTCAACACCTGATTTGAAGATTTCAGCAACAGAAGTTAATACTTATCAAGAGATGAATCACCGAACTAAAAGCTTATTATCTGCGCTTGGGGTTGTCCCTGAAATAGCCAATACTGCCACAGAAGTTCTAGAAGTCTCTAATCGAAAACAAACGGAATTGGGGATTGCTAATCGGCAATCAGGAAACATGGATGTTTCAAATAAAACCGAGGCTTACCTGAAGGGTTGGGATCATACCGAGGGACAATACAAAGCAATTGAATTTAATGCTCAGATGCAGATGTTTTTTGAAGATAATAAGGATGCTGATCCAGCAGAGTTCAAAAAGAAGTATGATGAGCTTTTAAATGGTTACACTCAAGATAAAAGTAAAGAGTACCTTTCGGGGTTCGCCCCTGCTGCGCTGGAATCCGAGGCAAGAATTCAATCTTCTTATCAAGCTTACAATTTAG